CCGCGACCCCGTAGTCGTCGCGGACTTCGAAGACCGTCTTCCCGACCGTGGCCCGGACCTGGATGGCCTCCCCGGCGCGGACGTAGTGCACGAACCGCGTCGCGTGCTTCACGCGCTCGCGCTCCAGCCACTGCAGTCCGCGCTCGAGAAGGTCCATCGCCGCCCTACTGGCTCAGCCGGCCCCGGACGACCGCGTCAGCGTCTGCCGCGGCCTTCACCGCCTTGCCCAGGTACTTGTTGGCCCCGGCCTCCGAGTCGGTCTTGGCGACCGCCTCGGCGACGTCCCAGTAAAGCCTGATTCCCGCCGCGATGGCGCTGCCTACGCCCGTCGCCTTGGGGAACTCGTAGACGCCGGTCACCGCGAGCGCCCCGGGCTGCCCCGCCTTGATCTCCCGGCCGGCCACGCCGACCAGGTCCTCCTGGACCACCACCGACCCGGCGGCCACATCCGCCGCCGGGGTGTAGTCCACGCTGTCGCCCCTCTGGATCAGGATCACCATGGCCATCTCCTCCGCTTACGCCTCGCCCTTGTTCTTGAGCCCGCCGCGCGGGTCCTGCAGCGCCACGCCGAAGTCGTGGTAGCCGCGCATCCGGACGCCGAGGACGTTGAAGTCGGCCTCGGCCGTCTCGATCACCGGCGACTCCTGGCCGTTCAGGAAAGCGACCTCGATCACCGGCAGGTCGTTCGGGTCGGCCAGCAAGTACCAGGCCTTCTGCGAGAAGCCCGCGTACTTCGGGTTCGAGAGGTAGCGGCTGACCTCCGCGCGGAACTTCCCCTGGTGCGGGTTCGAGACCGGGTACTTCACCCCGGCCGTGGTGTCGCGCAGCTCCAGGCTCCGGTTGAGCTGCGTGGCGATGGCCGACAGCGCCGGAGGCACCAGCACGATGGCCGGCATCACCCCGATGGGCTTGCCGTCGGAGTCCACCTGCTCCATGAAGGTCGTCTCGGCCTTGGTCAGGCCGTCGATGCCGAGCAGAGTATCCGCGCCGACGAGCAGGTTCTTGTTGCCGACGGTGAAGAAGGCGGCGTTGGCCAGGAACGCCGTCCAGAAGACGTCGTTGATCTTGAGCCCCGAGCCGCGCCCCAGCTTCCGGGGCACCAGCGTGATCGCCCCCAGGTCGTCGTTGATGATGTCGCGCCGGTCGATGCTGAGCAGCAGGCCGTAGGTGTCGGCCTTGTTGGTGTAGCTCTCGTTCCCCAGCGTCCCGTGCTTCATCTCCCCGCCCGGGGCGACCTGCTCGTACTGGTCGCGCCCCACCAGGCGGTAGCTCGTCACCGTCTTGAAGTCCGGGACGTTCCGCACCGCGCAGATGTTCCGCCAGGCGCGCTCGACCGAGAAGAAGCCCTCCAGCAGGAACTTGTTGGCCACGTTCGAGAGGATGCCGCCCAGGTCCACCGCCGAGAAGCCGGCCCGCACGTCGCGCCCGAATGCGTAGCGCAGCGCCTCACGGCTGTCCCGGAAGGTCCGCTCCGAGTAGCCGTTGGCCCAGGCCGCCTCCAGGAACAGCTCCTGCAGCCCGATCCCGCCGCGGAACCGCCGGCCGGCCTCGTCCAGGACCGCCTCGTCGTAGTGCTTCTCGGGCGCGGAGAGCCCCGCGGCCAGCGAGCAGGCCGCCTCCAGCATCGCCGCGCTGCAGGACCGCGCCTGGCTGCGGCCCGCCGAGATGCGCACGTCGGCCTGCGGCCGGCCCTCGCGCATCGCCTTCAGCACCTTCTGGCTCGTCTCCTCGACGCCCCAGCCGGAGCGGATCGCCTCCCGCTCGATCTTGGGGAACTCCCCGGCGCAGACCTCCTGGATCGCGGCCACGCGCTCGCGCTCCGCGGCCACGGCCCCCTCGGCCGCCTCCCGGGCGGAAGGCGCAGCCGCGGTGACGGTGCGCGGCCCGGACGGCCCCTCGGCCGCGCCGTCGCCGGCAGCCGCAGCCTTTGCCGGCGCCTGGGGCGCCTTCGCCTCAGGCTTCCGGCCCTCGGCCGGGTCAGTCTTGCCCGCCGAGGTCTGGGCGGCAGCCGGAGGCTCCTCGCCCTTTTCGAAGGCGGCCTTCAGCACCGCCAGCCGCTCCTCGCCGAGGCCCTCGGCCTCGATCCCGTGCTCTTCCAGCCACTTCTCGAACTCCATCGCCTTCCCTCCGTACAGGTTGAACCTTGCCGCGAGCTTCAGCCGCGTTGAGGCGTCCGCGCCCACGGCGACGACCGACACCTCCCGCAGAATCGACTTCTTCACGTGGTAGAAGGGACCGTCCTGCACCTGGCCGTTGACCGACCGGCTCCCGCGGACCAGCTCCGAGTCCACGACCTCGGCGCCGATGGAGAGCTGCCAGTCCGCTCCGGCCCGGGCCTGCTCCACGATCCCCTGCGCCTGACCGCTCGAGGAGAGGATTTCCCCCTCGATCACCAGGGCGCTGTCCTCCACCCGGCCCCGGACCATGCCCACCCGGCTGCCGGTGCGGTTGTCGTGGTTGGTCAGAAGCGGCACGCTCTCCGGGATGGCGAGCCCCGAGAGGTCCACGACCACCGGGAAGCGCCAGCCGGGCAGCCGCATCTTGCCGCCCGAGTAGGCCACGCCCATGACGCGGAGCCGCCCGGCCTCGCCCGCGGCCTCGACCATCACGAACTCGTCGGCGGCACCCTGGGCCTTGTCGGCGGCGGGCTCGAAGAGGATGGGCTTGTGCCCGTGGTCCTTCAGCCAGGCCTTGGCCTCGTCCGCGGTGTACTTCGCCGCGTCGAACCGGATCGCCTGGATCTCCACCTTCCCGTCCCGGGTGATGCCCCAGACCACGTCGATCCCCGGGCCGAACTTGTCGTTCTCCCGCCGGAACTGGACGTACTTGGCCGGGTCGGCCAGCCGCGCGGCATGCTCACTCGGGTAGGGCATTGCTCCCTCCCCAAGCGGGCGCCGCGGCGGCCTCGCTCAAGCCAAGCTCCTTCATCAGCGCCTTCTCCCGCGAACGCTGCCGAAGCTCGGCCTCCCAGTCTTTCCCCTGCCGCGCGAACTCGTTCGCCAGGGTGGTCGTGTAGTTCCGCAGGCGCGTCTCCTGCGCCGTCGCCTCCTTCGCCGGGTCCACGTGCTCCTGGCCGTCCCAGAACCACTGGTGGTCCGGCAGAATGCGCTCCAGGCCCTGCGCGGGCACATAGTCCACCGCGCCCACGGCCAGCGCGTACTCCCAGAGCCAGGCGGCCAGCACACGGTCGAGCACCCGGCCGGCGGTGAACGCCTGGTCGACGCGGATCGACTTGAAGTAGGTCTGGTGGTCGAGACGGCCGGAGGCGTAGTTGTAGCCCGAGGAGTTCCCCGCGGCGACGTTGAACGGGATGTTCAGACACCGCGCGATCTCGTTCAGGATCTCGTGCTTGAACTCCGCATAGGTCGTCGCCGGCTGCATCGGCTCGACCTGAGCCATCTTCCAGCCGCCGGGCATGGTCAGCAGCATGTTGCGCTCGAGCTCGATGCTGTCCATCGGCTCGACCTGGTCGGCCTCCCCGTTGGCCGGCGCGTCGGTGTAGAGCACCCCCGCGAAGTCGGCCGCCGCCTCCGCCGCCGCGATCACCGCCAGCGTGAAACGCCGCAGTTGCGCGAAGAGCGGCAGCGCCGGCATGATCTCCGGCAGCCCCCGGTGCTGCCCGGGGCGGTCCTGACGGAAGACGTGGATCATGTGCGACGCCGGGATCGCGAAGTACTCCTCCCGGAGCCGCCGGTAGAGCGCGCCAGGATGCTCGGCCAGCACCCGGTAGCCGACAGGGTTGCCGAACTCGTCCAACTGGATGCCGTCGACCTCGGTTGCGTCCAAGAGGCCCCCGTAAGGGCTCGTCACCTGGTCGGCCTCCACCAACCGCAGATCGAGCTTCACCGGGTGATCCAGGACGGGGTTGTTGACCAGGATGGCGAACGCCTCGCCGTCCTGGCACCGCGCCATCCGCATCGTCCGGAGCTTCTCGGCCAGCCCCACCGCCCGCGCCCAGCGGTCGAACTCCCGCTCGACCTCGCTGTTGCCGGCATCGTTATCGGTGAGCATCTGCAGGCGCGGACCGGTGCCGACCGTGTCGTTGGCCAGCGTCAGCACGATCCCGCGGGCATAGCTGTTGTTGGCGATCTCGTAACGGCAGCGCATCCGCAGCGTCCGGCGCACCTCGGGGCTGGCCGCAGAGTCCGGAGAAAGCGCGTCCGCGTTCGCCCAGTGGCGGCGGTTGTCGTCGGTCGTCGCGGCCGAGTCGAACCGGGCGCGCAAGCGCCGCACCGGCACCGCCCTCCGGTGCGAGAGCACCACCGACTTCCGGTCCGCGGCCGTGGCGACCATCAGCAAGCCCCCGGCGGGACCATCTTGGTACGCCGCACGCCCAGGCCATTGCGCGCCGCGTCCTTCGAGGCCAGATACCGGTCGGCCTCGATCTGCTCCTTCAGGGAGTGCTGCTCCATCTCCCCGGAGTCGCCCTTGGCCCGCTTGGGGCCCCTTGCGTTCCGGCGGATGGAGTTGGCGAGATCTCTGCCCATCGCACGGCTCTCCCTGGCGGGCCGTCCTGGTCCACGAGGAACAGGGCGTACCACCTGCCAGGGCGTTACTTACCCGGCGAAAGCGCGAAACGTCGGCGGGAGGGTCATTTTCTGGTCGATTGTTACACCGGTAGAACTTGGAACGCCTTGCGCACAAATTGAAGCCTATGTTGAGGCCCCGGACCGAGGCCCGTTGACGAAAGACGAAGCCCGGCCATAATCTGCATGCACGGTCGAACAGCGCGGTCGTCTGCAAGCCCTTTACATCTACGCGCTTGTTCCGAGCATCGTTGGCCAGCACGGAGGATGCGCCATGCCAGTCCCAAAAGGAGAGCTGCTTGGAGCGATGGGGTCCCCGTACACTAACGAAGTGGTCGCCCGCCTGCGCAGAATGGCTCATATTCCTCGTCTGCAGCTTGAGAACTTGGCGCGCGCGGCACTGTCTGAGAACTGGGGCAATGACCTCTATGTACTTGAGAAATACCTAGCTGTTCACGTGGCGTGGAGCATCGAACAAGACCGCTTCACTGCCAGCGAGAATCAACTCTTCGTTACAGCTGGGCACCTGCAAACGCGCTACGGAACGCCATTGTACCTGGTATTTGAGCGCAACACGAACGTGGGCCGGCAACCACTTTACTGCGTACACTGCGGTTCAGACGTCTCGGCACCTTCGCTTCCAACGCCACCGGACCTCCCGAATCCACCTGAGATCCCGCGAGGAGTCGAAATCGTGATGTTGCACGACCACATCCTTCGCGATAATGCAGGTCGCGTGCCGTTTCTCGGTGATACGCCCCCCGTATCGCAGATGTGCGCGGTTTCAGGTGCAATCCAGTGGTCACTGAATCGGGGTTTGCAGCTGCCTTATTGGTACTTCGGTGGCATGAACTACCTTGTGCCTCTGTACATGCAAAGCCGCGAGAACATCACGCTTGCACCGGACCTCATCGCCCCGATCCAGGTCACTCCGGAAGCGTTGATGGTTCGAACCGTGCTGCTTCCACACATGCCATATGCGAACGCCAGAGTCTCCGTAAGAAGACATGATCAGCTACCGCACTGGATGCTGGACGCCTGGAATGTCGCTGCGACCTCGGTAACTCCGACGCAAATCGATAACCCAGAGCCAGCGCCATTGCCAGATGCCAATCAACCGCCTGCTCCGGCGGCCCCTGCGGACAAGGCGGCGTCGAAGTAGATGGCGTAGTGGCCACGAGTTGTCGAAGGCAGCGTTGCATGCAATCTACTAGCCAGACCTCCGCCGTTGGAGTCTATAGCCCCTCGTGAGTCGTGATCCGTCGCCCGCAGTACCTGCACTCACGCCTGCGCCGAATCCTGCCGCCTGACGCGGGCCTCGTGTAGAGGACCTCGAAGTGCCTGCACCCGCACCGCGGGCACTCCAGCCCCCGCTTCTCCTCGGACTTCTTGGTCTCCACGGGCTCGCCCATCATCGCTTGCCCCGCTGAATGTCCGACAGCTTCACCCGCGCGCGCCGGACGGCCTCCCTGGCATCCGTCCCGGGCAGGACCGCGCCCTGGACCGACGCGGCCACGGCGCAGCCCACCAGGCAGTCGAGCCAGTGGTTCTCGACGGCCTCCGGCCGGAGCTTCCACTCGTCTACCACTCGCCCGCGGCCCTCGGTCTTGACCCGGTACTCCGCGGTCAGGTGTTCGGCCAAAAGCCGGTGCGCCTCCGGGTCGCGGCCGAAGAGCGACAGGCAGCCCTTGTCGCCCATCGGCACGGCCAGGCGCGCGTGGACGAAGCTCTTCCAGTAGTTCGAGTCGAAGACCACGTGCCGGACGGCGCGGCGGCCCTGCACGTTCGGGATGCGCCAGTTGTGGCCGACGCGGTCGCCGCGCTTACGCTTGTACTCGCTGAACGGGATCGACGAGGCCCCCACGAACCGCCCGTGGCTGGGCAGCAGCACCGCCGCGTGCCGGCTCTGACGACAGAACTGGTAGACCACGTCCGTCGAGGTGCCCCAGTTGGCGTCGATCAGACACCGGTCGATCCGGACCATCGCCCCGTCGTCCCGCCGCCACTCGCGCTCCAGGTACTGCCCGGTTAGCGCCTCCAGCCCCGCGTAGATCGCCCCCTCCAGACCGGCGCCCTTGGCCACGGTGCCGAGCGTCCGTTGCGCGTCCCGCAGCGTGAAGTAGGGTCTGCGCTGGTCCGGATAGGCGCCGTAGTCGATCACGTACCCGGTGAAGTCCTCCTCGAAGGCGGCGACCAGCCAGAAGAGCAGCTTGCCCTGCACGTCGATGAACATCGCCAGCTGCGTGGCGCCCACCGGCAGCTCGCCCCGCCGCATCCCGTTCGTCTTCCCGGCGATCTGGTCGGCCGAGAGCAGCCCCTCGTCCTCCACGCCCTTCTCCGGCAGCGGCTCGTTCTGGTATTCGGCGAAGAACGCCGCCTCGTCCTGCAACTTCAAGTTCATCGCATGCTGGACGGCCGAGGCCTCGTCGTGGTTGAACCGCTCCGGCCAGGCGATCTGTGCGCCCTCGTCGAGCGCCTCGCGGTTGGCCAGGTAGAAGGCCGTCGCCTCCCGCATGTCGCCATGCATGCGCAGGGATTCGGCGCGAACTTCCGCGTACTTCGCCCATAGCTTCTCGTCCGTGGGGAACCCGTAGACCATCCGGGTCCTCTCGCCATTCCATTCCGGGTGCTTCTCGCGGTCGAGGATGTTGTCGGCCATGTCGCCCGGGCGGATCACGGTGCAGGGCATGATCCCGGAGATCTTCTTCCCCGGCCCGGCCATGCCCAGCACCGCCCCGGCCAGAATCCGCTCCCGCGTGGCGCACTGGGACAGGCTCCGGGCCGACTCGTCAGTCTGCGGGTCGTCCAAGACCACGAGGGACGGCCGCACCGTCTTGCCGTCGGCCCGCTTGTACTTCATGCCTCGGATGCGGCCGGTGATCCCGGCGACCTTGATGATCGCCCCGCTGGCCAGGCTGTCCGGGATGGTCGGCAGGACCACCTCGTTCGCCGTCCAGCCGATGTGTGTCCGCTCGCCCTTGTAGAGTTGCCCGGAGCACCGGTTGGCGATCCCGTCCAGGCACCGAATGGGATGGGACACCTCCGGGAAGTCCGAGGCGAGCAGGTCGTTGCCGTCGAGCTCCATCTTGATGCTTTCGAGCATCTCGACCGCATGGACCTCGGACGCTCCGATGAGGCAGACGAAGTCCCGGTGCCCGCAGAGCACCGCCCAGAGGCAGGCGCACTCGGTGATGGACGTCTTCCCCGACCCGCGCGGGAGGGCCATCGCGAATAGCCCGCCGTGTAAGACGGCCGCCTCCACCTTGGCGATCACCTTCAGGTGGTCCGGCGACCAGGGCAGGTGGAACGTGAGCGGGAAGTAGGTCTCGCAGAAGAACCGGAACTCCCGCTCGGCCCGGGCCCGCCGTTCCGGGTCGCCAACCGCTGGCAGCTCGCCGATGTCCCGACCGGCCAGGGCCTTCACCCGGTTCCGCGCCGCCTGGGCCTCCTTCATAGCCTCGTACTCGGCCGCGGGATCTTTCACCGGCCTCGGCTTGTGCCGCTCGTCGGCCAGCCAGGCCACGTACTTGAAGAGGTCCACCCGCCGGCCGTCGCCGATCCGGAAGCCGGCGCGGGTCCGGTGTCGGTGGAGCTGCCGCTCCTCGATCACCGCCCCGAGCGGCGTGGAATTGAGGAGCCGCGCCAGGTCGCCGGGCTTAAGTTGCCGGGGGTCAATCGCCACGGCCGGCCTCCTTCGCAAGCCAGGCCGCGTAGTGCAGGAGGTTCACCGTGCCGTCGGGGTTGACCGGCGCGCCGGCCGCGATATCCCGCCGCAGCGCATCCTCGGAAACGTGCCGCGAACCGGCCTTCCGAAGCACCGCCAGAAGGTCGGAAATGGCCAAATGACTAGGCGTAAGCGCCGCATTATGGCCGGTTGCGGACATGCCGAATCCCCCCGATTACTGGCGAATTGACTTGATGTTTCGACCGAAACATGGCACTGTGTGTGTAGAAGGCAATACCAAGAGCGCATTGAGCGCCGGAAAGGAACGGAGGAGAAAGATGGACGCCAAGACCGCCAAGAGAAACGAACGCCGCGACCTGGAACGCCTGGCCCAGGCCATCGCCCGCTGGGAGCGCCAGGGCCAGGAATGGGCCGCCGAAGGCGACGCCGAGATGGCCCGGGTTCACGCCAAGGACGCCGCCGACCTGCGCAAGGTCGCCGAGGCGGTCAAGAACGGCGACTACGAGATTGCCCGGGACCGGGTCCAGCGCCTCGACACCATCGTGCGCGACCAGGTACCCTGCCGCCTCTACAACCGGCTCTTCGACCTCGGCTGACGGAACGGAAAGGAACCGACCATGGCTACCAAGACCAAGAAGACCGCGGCGCAGACCTACGAAGACCGGGCGCAGGACATCGGCGCCCTGCTGGGCTGGCTCCAGGACGAGCTGGAGGTCCACGAGGAGAAGGCCAAGGCCGCCCCGGCGAACTGGGCGCTGGTCGGGGACCTGACCGAGGTGCGGATGCGCCTGGTCGACGCCCTGACCTTCCTCTCCGGCAACAACGACATCGCCATCGCCGAAGCGCTGGCCGACCTCCGGAACTGAAAGGCACCACCAATGAAGACCACCACCAACCAGCTGGCCATGCCCCGCTTCATCCATCTGAAGCGGGCCTGGTACGCCGACGCCAACCTCCCGCACCTTCGGAAGGAGGGCATCGTCGACCAGGTGACCTTCGGGCTCTACTTCACCGACGGCGGCTGCTCCGGAGAGATGTGCATGAGCTGGCACTGGCTCGTCGGCAACGAGGACGGCGTGGCGCGGCTGGAGGCCTTCTCGGACAGCTTCGCGGCCCTCGGCCGCGCGGAATTCAAGCGGCTGCTCAGCCGGCTGGCCCGGCTGCCCAAGGACGCCGCGGACCGAATGGACCCGGCCGGGTTCTGCGCGCTCCTCGCGGAGTGCGGCTTCGAAGACACCACCCCGGCCAAACCCTGAAGGAGACCGACCATGAAGAAGCGCAACGCCGAACACCAGACCGCGACGGAGGCCGCCGGCAAGGCGGCCCCCGCCGCCTGGCGCGTCTCCATCCTGCTCCAGGGCCGGCGCGTCGAGGTTGCCAAGGCCGACGCCGACCGGATGGCCGAGGCCGGCATCCCCTTCGTCTACCTCTGCAAGAAGGACGGCTTGACCGTAACGGTGCCGGTGAACGACGACCAGAGCGAGCTGGCCGAGGTCGCCGACAAGCTGCTCCTGGCCGCCTACGGCGCGGCGAACCAACTGGCCGACGGCAACCGCTACCGTGCCCAGTGCGTGGCCGCCTGCGAGAAGGTCAAGGCCACCCTCAACCGCCGGGACGCCGCCGAGCGCGCCAAGGGAGAGCCGATGGTCGGCGTCGAGGCGCAGCCGCTCCACCAGCGCGGCACCTGCAGCCTCCACGCCGAGCATGCCAACGTCCACCTCTGGCGGGTCACCTGGGGCGACGGCGTGACGATGGACCTCTGCACCCGCTGCATGGCCTCGCTGGTCTTCGAGGAGTAGCCCATGGAACTGCGCGACTTCACCCGCCACGACTTCGACGCCTTCGGGGGCGCCGAGCGCTGGCCGGATGCGGAGCCCCTCCTCGCCGAGGGCACCTTCATCAACGGCATGCGCTGGGTCCTGGTCCTGGACCGCCAGGGGGCCTGCCTGGTTTGCGAGGATGCCCAGGCCGCGTTCGGCGGGTACATGCTCGCCCGGCCGTTCCTCTCGCCGGCCGATGCGCGCGCCTTCGCGGCGAGCCTCGGCGAGCCCGCGACCCGCGGCCAGTTCTTCATCGCCGGGTTCACAGCGGTCTAGGGAATCACACGGATTGAACCGCGGCCTGTCGCCGCGGATGGGAAAGGAAGGAGAAGGACCATGTCGAGCAGCAAGAAGCACCCCAAGACCAAGGGCCACAGCAAGAAGGCCAAGCCCGAGAAGCCGGAGGCGGCGGCTGCGCCGGCCACGGCGAAGCCGGCCGGCGACGGTCGGATGTCCGGCCTCGATGCGGCGGCCAAGGTGCTGGCCGAGGCCAAGGCGCCCCTGAGCGCCAAGACCATCGTGGAGACGATGCTGGCCAAGGGGCTCTGGCAGACCGAGGGCAAGACCCCGGCGGCGACCATCTACTCGGCCATGTTCCGGGAAATCAAGGCCAAGGGCGCCGAGGCCCGGTTCAAGGTCGCCGAGCGCGGGAAGTTCACCGTCACCAAGTAGCATCCAGCATCTCCTCAGACCGAACGCCCCGGCGAGCCCGCCGGGGTTCGGTCGTTCAGGCCACCCGCTCGTCCTCGTCCCGCGGGTCCAGGCCGGCCATCATCGCAAAGCCCACCGCCAACTGCTCCCCGAAGGGTTCCTCGGCATACGACAGTGGCTCGCGGTAGGCGCGCTCGTCGGCCGCGTTGATGGCGGCGGCCTGCGCCGGCGTGATGTCGGGGATGTAGGCCAGCTTACAGGAGTCCGAGCAGAACCCGCCGCGGACCATCCTGACCCCTTCCGCCAGGCGCAGGCCGCAGTTCCGGCACATCAGGCGTCTATTGCGCATGGACCACCCCCGCTACCGGGACGCGCTCGGCCTTCTTCCCGGTGAACTCCTCCCAGCGCCGGACGATCACGTCGCAGTAGAGCGCGTCGATCTCCATGAGGTAGGCGTGGCGCCCGGTCTTCTCGGCCGCGATGAGCGTGCTGCCCGAGCCGCCGAAGAGGTCGAGGACGTTCTCGCCCGGCTGCGAGGAGTACTGCAAGGCCCGCACCGCCAGCTCCACGGGCTTCTCGGTCAGGTGAACCATCGACTGCGGGTTGACCTTCTTCACCGACCACACGTCGGGGATGTTGTTGGGTCCGAAGAACAGGTGCCCGGCCCCCTCGCGCCAACCGTAGAAGCACCACTCGTGGTTCCCCATGAAATCCTTGCGGGTCAGCACCGGGTGCTCCTTCACCCAGATCACCATCTGCGAGAAGTACAGCTCGCAGGCCTTGAGCACCGGCGGGTAGTTCGAGATGTTCGAGTAGCCGCCCCAGATGTAGAAGCCCCGGCCCGGCTCCAGCACCCGCTGGATGTTCCCGAACCAGGCGTGGAGCAGCCGGGCGAACTCCTCGTCCGACACGAAGTCGTTCTCGAGCGGCCGGTCCTTGGCCCGCATCTTGGCATGCGTGGGGTTGGCCGCATTGGGGTTCCGGTGGACGTCCCGGCCGGGGTCGGTGTTGCCGTAGCCGGCGAAGGAACTCAGGCCGGCGGCGATGGCGTTGTTCGACCGCGGCTCGACCATCACGTTGTACGGCGGGTCGGTGTTGACCAGGTGGATGCGGGCACCGCCCAGGAGCCGGTCCACGTCCTCGGCCTTCGAGCTGTCGCCGCAGAGCAGCCGGTGGTCGCCCAGCACCCACAGATCGCCCGGCTGCGTCACCGCCGCGTCCGGCGGCTCCGGCACCGCGTCCGGGTCGGTGAGCCCCTCGTTGCCGTGGATGCCGGCGCCCAGCAGCTTCTCAAGCTCGTCCGGGGCGAAGCCGAGCATGCCCAGGTCCACGTCCATGCCCCGCAGTTCCGAAAGCTCGATGGGCAGGAGTTCCATGTCCCACTCGGCCAGCTCGGCGAGCTTGTTGTCGGCCAGGCGGTAGGCCTTCACCTTCTCCGGCGGCAGATCCAGGGCCACGTGGACCGGCACCGTCTCCAGCCCCAGCTTCTGAGCGGCCTTCCAGCGAGTGTGCCCGACGATGATGACGCCCTCGGCGTCGACCACTATGGGCTGGCGGAAGCCGTACTCGCGGATGGAGTTGGCCACGGCGTCCACCGCGCCCTCGTTCACCCGCGGGTTCTTCTCGTAGGGCTTGATCTCGGCCAGCCCGCGCATCTCGATCTTCACGGTTCGCCTCCTACCGCCGCGCCTTGGCGGCCTTGTCCTCGCGGGCGATGAGCAGCAGGACCAGGTAGCCGACCAGGTCCAGCACGGGGTCTTCGCCGAACGCGGAGGGGTTGTTGCGAATGCGGCTGAGCTTGTCGTCCAGCCGCACCCGGATGAGCGCCTCGGCGTCGCCGTCGCTGAAGACCCGCACGGGCTCCAGCGCCGAGTTGCCGTAGGCCTTGTTCTTCGCGGCCAACATCTCCGCGATCTCAGTGCACTTGGTGCGTATGCGGCTGGCGGTATCCCGTTTCACGGCGTCACCTCCGAGTTCTGGCCCAAGGGTTGGCCACGGGGCGCGCACGGGCGGCCCACGTGGCGAGATCCCGGTCGGATCGGCTCCCGGCACGCCCGGGCGGCCGGGGCGCGCCCTGTGCGCGAAAACCGGGCACCGGCAAACAAACTCTGTCGAGAAGCGCGACGGTTCCGCCGCGCGTGGTTTCGCCCGGGGGCCCGGGAGGAACCGTTGCTTCTTGTCTTCTTGCACCGCGTGTCTCTCGCGCATACGCGTGCGCGCGTGCGGGTGTGTGGGTATAGGCAATAAGATACACAAGTTGCCGGGAAGTCTGAATGAGTAAAGACGAACGCCTCTGGAGCCGATTCCAGCCCTTGGCAGGTAGCTGGGAGGCAACAGAGGCGTTCATGCTTTACAT